ATATGTTTTACCAGTTCCGGGTGGTCCAGGTATTATTGTTCTATTCATATTTCAAAAGGAGCTCTTTTCATTTCTTCTTTTCTAACGATTGGTTTATCTAAATGAATAGTATCCATAGACATTACTCGATAGGATTTTTTATCTATCTTTGTAAATTTTTCTTTAGCATTAAATAATTCTTCTAATTTATGCATAGTCTTTTGATAAGCTAAAAGCCAAGACTTAGATCTTTGTAAATACTTCCAAAAATCTTTAAATAAAAATTGTGATTTACCATTTTCTGTAAAAGGTAAACCTCTTTTTAAATCTTCTAATTTTTTACCTGGAGCTTTATTAATAAAATCCGCAAGTAAATCTTTTAATTGATTATGCACTTTAGATGATTCTGGAGCATCTAATTCAACCATATCTTTAAATAGTTTAACTAACATTTTTCTCCATACTATTTTACCTACAGGAAGCATTGGTTTTCCTATTTGATTCATACATGCCACAGAAAATTTTTCTGCATCATGTAAGGTAAGATCATCAACTTCTACGCTTTTTCCATCAACAGAAACAAAGTAAATTGGTGGATCTGATGGATATTTTTTTAGTTCCGTTATTTCTGAAGGTGGTGTATCATCTCCGACCCCAAATTCTCTTTTAGAACAAGTTTGTGCATCACAAAAACTAACTATTGGATTCTCTTTACATTTATATAAATAGTCTTTTTTAGATACTGATGCTATTAAAGTTTCAACTTCTTTATATGGAATAGCAGGAGTCATAAATTTTTCATTATAAGTATGCATTTTACTTTGCCATTCTTGAGGAAATCTTTTCTTTAAATATACGCCCACGTTGTACATCATATTATTTCTAGATCCTTCTGGTATTCCTTCTTTTAAAAGAGTTACTAAACAAGGTGGTGCACCTTTTAATAAATCATCTCCATTATCACCATTACCATTTATTTTTAAATTAAATAAACCTTTCTCAGTCATACTGTATTCATCATACAGTAAAAAGAAGTGTTCTATCTTTAATGGATCACCACTATCACTAAAAGCATATCGAACCGATTTATTAGTTCCATGATAGGGTACATTTAAAAAACTACCCGTATCACCTCTTTCAGCCCTAATGTAATCTTGTTTAGGAAATATTTCTGCTTTAGCATAACCTAAAATAGATGCTATCTTTTTTAATCTTTCTCTCATTAAACTAGCTGCAACAAATTCTTTAGTAAATAAAAATATATGTGCACCACCTGATTTAGATCTAAACAATATTAATGGTAAATGTTTATCTCTAATTTTTTTAATAAATGATTTATGATCAAATGGATAAGTATCAATATCAATACACCCCCATTTACATTTATTATCTTCTCTAATTGGAACTATTCCTAATGCAGGTTCTTCTCCTAATAAATGTGCTCTCCATAAATCATCTGTGACTGGTTTCTTTATTGTAAATGATTTAGCTTCATGCTTTCCATTTTCAGACAATTCTTCTGTGATTCTTGTTTGTCCGTATGCTGTTTGCAGACCAGCAAATATCTCTTTAAATCTTTCTAACATTCCACCCTCTGTAGTTTGGGTGGCATTTCTGCCACCCAGTTAAACAATTACTTACCGTTACTTGCTAAACTTATGTAGAACTGTTTAGCTCTTTCATAAGTTGCACTATCGGTAACAGGACCAACTTTTTGAATATTATATCCATACCATTGGTTGCCTTTGCCTGAATTTAAAATAGTCGTGATTTTGTATACATGACTAAAAGAAGCTGGAGTGTAAGGTCCATTCTTTCCATCTAATGTTATAGACATCATCATCGAGTTCCATTTTCTACTTATTTTACCTTGAGATGAACTCATAGATATTAAAGCAGTTTCAGTAGAACCATCTTCGTCTAATATTAAAACAAAATGTTGTCCAACTGTTAAAATGTAATTACCATTAGGCAATCTATCTTTTTTTGAATTTGGATCTTGAGTTGTTTTACTCAATATATCCGAATCCTCAGGGTATATGTTTTCTGGTCTACCTGATCCAGTACCAAAATCAGACCATTCCTGATATTCCAATTTATAATGACATGGAATAACATTTATTCCTTTTGCGCCATCATAAACTTTCTTGGTTACTGTATTTAGCAACATACCAGGTTCCGCACCTTGAACATAATTTTGATTACGTTTTTGTGCTTCTGCTGATCCATTTTGCAATAGTTTTAATATTGGTAAAGCTAAACTTGATTGCTTTACATTTTCAAAACCTGCGTTTGAATCATCTTCAAACATTATTGAAGATGGTAGTGGTGCTCCTTTCTTTATCGCTACTTGTTTCTCGTTTCTCGTTTCCATTTTCTATTATCTCCTTGTTATTTTTGTTTGACTTCCGGCAAACGTTTTAAATAGATCAGAGGGCATATCAAGTCCAGACTCGATACGCTCCCTGACCACAGCTTTGAGTGTCTGAGAATGAACCCCTTCTTTCTGGACTGGTTCAAAACCCTGACCTCGTGCAAGGACGGCATATTGCGCCGCCTTGTTATCTTCGCCCTTACCAAAGGTCACAGTAATATCGTTTTTAATTATATCACCTAGACCATTGTTACGAAGCCATGTAAAAGCTTGCTCTTTACGTTGAGCATAATCTGAATCAGTTTCATTTATACCTTGCGATACTGACGCATAGTAAAATGGTTTAACTTCAACTGACTCACCATCTTTCAGCTTTAATTTTGTTATATGCATATCCTGCATCATCGCAGGAATTTCTATTTGTGATAATATTTTAGCTTTTTCTTTTAGCTTGTTAATACTATCTTCTGCATTTTGAATTTCATCTTCTAGATCTCTTAATTCTAGAACCTTATCGGATAAGGATTTTGCTGCATCAACTTGAGTTACAGATTTTATCTGATCATCCTCAAAATTTATTGTATTCATAGTTATTTTCTTTCTGGTTTAAGTTAACTTCTAAAGGGTAATATATTCTTTCTTGTTTGTCCCACTTTAAAAGGTTGTACACTCCGTTAGTATAATCAGAAACTATGGAACATGCAATACCTATAACTGCAGGATCACCTGTTAATAATAAATAATCTGTAGATTTATAATCTTTTAGCAAAAGTTTTAATTTTGCAACAGTAGGTCCAGTGCTTAAAGTTATTTGCGCATTTTCAGGCAACAATACTTTTAATTTACCAAATTTAGATGCACCAATAATATTTATTTTTGGTGTGCCCATTCGGCTACCAGGAACGTCCTGTACTACATATACTATTTTATCTTCCATATTTCTTTAACAGCTATATACGTTTTTATATATAGCTGTCAAGTCTTACTTTTTACTAAGCCAGTAATGCTCACAATCGTTATAAGGTAACATTATTTTACCTTAATTTTTTTACCTTCGTGAATTTCTGGATTTTTAAGTCCTAATTTAATCTTTAAAAGACCGTCAACCATTTCAGCTTCATCTACAATAACGTTAGATGCTAATTGAAATTGTTTAACAAATTTTCTAAGTGCTAAATTTTTTTGAACGTATTCAACGTTTTTATCGTCAATTTTACCTTCAATTGTTAAAACACCATCCTTAACTTCAACAAGAATATTTTCTTTATTGTAGCCAGCAAGACCTATCTCTAAACCATATTTTCCTTTTGAATATTTTACAATATTGAAAAAAGGGAATGAAGGTATTTTAGACCAATTATCAAATATATTATCAAATATATCTGCAGTATGTTGTACGAATTGATTATGGAACTCATCCACATTGATGAGACCATTGTTTGAAAATAATGAATTGTAATTCATAATTATCTCCTATTAGTTAGCAAGTTAATTAAGTCTGCCCACATGGCACAACTATAACTATTATATAAGAATTAATTATTTAATGTCAAGAGGGATTTCAGTTAAATCGTGTTCACGATCTAAAAATTTGTAAGCTATTTTAGTTGCACCGAAATCTTTTTTAATTTTATTACATATTTTAACAGGATCAAACTCACTGCAAGAATATACATCAAATTGCATTAATCCAGGATTAACTTCGTCCCAAAAATGAGCTGCTATATGAGATGTTTCTATTACTGCAACACCTGTTAAACCTTTGTTGCCTTTAACATGAGAATATTTAACATGAGGACCAGACATAATTTTCATGCCTATATCTCTTATAAATAAATTTAACCAAACACGGAAAAATGATTCACTTTGGGGAGGCCTCGCAACTTCTGCCCGAATAATTAAATGTTTGTGGACGAGTAATTTATTTTCCATAAACGCCTAATATAGTCTTTTGACTATGGGATCAAGAAATATTTTTACAAGAACGAATTATATCTGAGAGCTCCTCGCATCTCTTTGGAGACTGACGATGCCACTCTGAAGTTAACATTTGATATGCAGCTGTATCATAATCTTCTGCCATTAAAGCATTAAGCATAAGTTTAAATTTAGATACTCCACCTATACCAAGTTGGAAAATCATTTCTACAATAACTCCTATAGCTTTATTTGGAAGATTATAACCGTCTAATAATTGTTGGGCTTGGTCTAAAGCATTTTGAAAATCTTGTTCAAATAAATCATTTAAAACAGAAGTTTCGTAATACTCACCAACTTTAAATGAATCTGTTGGTAAAACTAAATGACCATAACCTATAGTTTTTTTACCTAAAGAATCTTTATATACTCTATTATTAAACCCTTCATGACCTTTTATTCTTTCTTTTACATCTTCAAACATTTTTTATAAAATATGAAACATTTTAAGGATCATCGTAACAAATAATAATAATATAGAACCCATACCACTAATTATCATTTTTGTTTGATTATCCATTTTAATATTCATTTTATCTTGACCTTCTTTTAATTCTTGTCTTACACTTTGAACATCTTCTTTTAAATGACGTAAATGATTGTCTTTAATATGACACATTTCAGGTTTTAATCCTTCAATATGACCATATATTTCAACAATATGTTCACCTACAGTAACTGATTTTTTAGACATAGTCATACAATATATCAATTAGTGTTTTAATTGTAAATAAATTTATCCTTGAGGAAAAGCTCTTTGAAATTCATTTTGAGTTGCAGAAGTTTGTTGTGAATTAGGTGTTACTGTTTGTGGATTAACATTTGGTGTATTAACGGGCGCAATGTTAAATACTTGTTTATTATTTACTGGTGTTTGTAAATTGCTTTGATCCCCTGGTTTTTTAATAATATAATCATTAGGATTAATATAATCGTACATACTTCCTTTTAAAGGTTTACCAGCTAATTTACCAAGTACATTACTAATTTGTCCAAGAGCTTGTCCTAATTGATCGTCATAAATTTTATTTGGAAATGAATTGTTTAATTTTTGAAGATTTAAATAATAACTTTGTATTTCTGTGGCTGTAACATTTCTAGGATAAAATATACCTTTTCCATCATTTGCTAATAAATAACTTAATTCAGGTCCTGCTATACGTTTTTGAAATAAAGGAATAGTTTTATCATATCCAAAATTCAATGTTTTAGCATTTTGTATAGTTTGTGCCATATCTTTCATTGCATCCCATCTTGCTGCTTGTTCTTTTATCCAATTTTGCACTATTGTATTTGAATCAATCGCTGGATTACTTCTAAGTGGTGTAGAAAATAATTGATTTGATTGATTAAGTTTTTTTTCATAATCAGATATTTTTATAGGAAATTGAACTTCTATATTTAATGGAAATGCTTGATTACCAAGTAAAGAAGCTAATACATAAGGAACACGATATTGTTGTCCTTTTGGTCCTGGAGCATTATTTATTGCGTAATATAATTTTTCTAATCTATTAAAACCAAGTGGAGCTAATTTATTAGCTGCATATAAAGTTGCGTTTGTAACTTTATCTCCTAAAGGAGCAGATTGATTCCAAATTCTATGCCCATCTTTATCAGCACCTTCTCTGCTAAAAATATCCATAACAGCTTCTACTAACATAGGAGCAGATAAATATGGTCCTGTTAATTTAGCTAAGTGACTAACTAATCCTTGAACCGCTCCTTTTATAAAAGGAGTGTTTGGATCTAAAGATTTTGCATTATCTACTCCTGCAAGTGCAGAAGCAACAGGTCCTACAAAAGCATCATAAACAAAATTTCCTTGAGCATCTACATAATTTAATTTTCCATCTTTATCTTTAAATAATATAACCTGTGAATTTTTTGACCAACTTGGTAAAAAATCATTAGCTGCAGCAACCATATTATTTGTTATTCCATATAATCCATGAACAATTCCTTGAATTGTTGGAATGACTGCTGCGGTGGTTAAACCAAAACTAAATAATCTATTTTTTCCTATACTTCTAAGCACAGGATCTTTCATTTCTTGCAAACCTTCCCAAATAGTATTTCCACCTGCTCTTACTACTTCAGCATGAAAAGAAGGAAAATTACCCATAGGTAATCTTCTTAAATTTCTAATATTTGTTCCTACTTGATTATAATTTGGAAAAACATCTCCAACTATTTGAGCTGCTTTATTCCAAATATCTAAAGTACTTGGTTTTTCGGCAGGAGTTATTATTTTATTTATAATTGCTTGATTATAAGCATTTTCACGTTTATAAACTTCAGCTAAAAAATTATATATTTTCCATATATCATCACCTGCCATATATGAATCATGACCTATTTTAACTAATTTTTTCATACTATCTCCAAATTTATCGTAAATTTTATTTAATAAATTTGGTCCACCATTTTGAATATCACTTAATAAAGCTCTTAAATCTTGTGCATCAGATACACTATACACAACTCTTCGTTCTAATAAAAAATTATATAATTTTTGTGCTTCCGTTGAATTTCTCCAGGATAAACCTAACGTTCCAACTTTTCCTAAAGTTGTTCCCCATTTAGTAGTAAATTTAGAAACTAATTGTGGTTGTAATGT